TCGTCGGGCGCGAATGCCGGCAACACGATGTTCGCGACGCACGGGCTGAAGGCGCAGCCGATCCAGACGACCGCGGTGGATGCGCAACTGGTCGAGACGCTGAAGATGAGCGATGAGGCGATTGCGCTGGCACTGCGCATACCGCTGCAAATCCTCGGCATCGGCAGCACGACCTTTTCGAGCACCGAGCTTCTGATGCAGCAGTGGATTGCGACCGGGCTCGGCTTCACGCTGAACCACATCGAGGAGGCATTCGGGCTGCTGTTCCGACTTCGCGGCGTGCCCGACGAATACCTCGAACTGGACACCCGCGCGTTGCTGCGCTCGGCCTACCGCGAGCGCATCGAGGGATTGGCACGCGGCGTCATCAGCGGCATCTACAGCCCCGACGAGGCGCGGGCGCAAGAGGATCTGCCGGCGGTGCCGGGCGGGCACGGGGCTGAACCGCGAGTGCAGCAACAGGTCGTCCCGCTGAGCTATGGCAGCGACATGCAGCCGCCCTCGCCGCAACCGGCGACACCGCCGCCACCGCAGGATACACCGCCACCTGATAATGCCGATGCAAGCAAGCTCGCTTCGTTCCGCGCTGCGTATGACGAACACCGTCGCCTTGCCGCGTGACCCGCTGGCGGCCGAGCTCGGCTCGGTCGTCGGCACGCTGGAGCGGGAATTGCGGTTGCAGATGTCGGCGATGCTGGCCGAGGCGCGACAGGAGATCGAGGCGCTGCGGGCGTGGCGTGCCGAGGCGGCGTTGCAGGTCGCGGCGCTGAGCGGACCGCCGGGGCCGCCGGGCGAGCGCGGGGAGCGTGGAGAGCCGGGCGAGGGCGCCGCAGGCCCACCAGGCGAACAAGGCATTCCTGGGCCGCCAGGGCGGCTCACAACGCCTGCTCCGTGGCAACGCGGCGTGCATTACGACGGCGCGCTGGTGACGCATGCCGGCGCGACGTGGTGCGCCGCGCGCGACACCGCCGAGGCGCCGCCGCATGAGGATTGGCTGTGCCTTGCCGAGCGCGGCGCCGATGGTCACACGCCCGCCTTCCGGGGCGCCTGGAAGCCCGCCAGTGCGTATGAAGCACTCGATGTAGTGATGTGCGACGGCTCGTCGTTCGTCGCGCTCCACGACGCTCCTGGGGCGTGTCCCGGCGACGGCTGGCAGATCATGGCCCGCCGCGGCAAAGCGGGCCAACCGGGGCCGGCTGGCCCGCAAGGCGAGCGCGGCTGGCCGGGACAGCCCGGACCGTCGCCGCAGTCGCTCGACGTGGACAGCGAGGGGCTGCTGACGCTGCGGCTCGGCGACGGCTCGGTGCTGGCTTGCGACCTCTACCCGGTGCTGGCGAAATTGCGATGAGCGCTTGGGGCTACCGCATCTGGCGGGTGGTGACGCCGGCCGAGAGCTTGGCGCTCGTCAGCGTCGATCAGGCAAAGGCGGCGCTCGGCATCAAGCCGGCCGATACCTCGAAGGACGCGGCGCTCGCTGCGCAGATCGATTCCGTCTCGGTGGCGATCAACAATTACTGCGACCGCATTTTTGCGGTGCAGACCTACCGCGACCAGTTGCGCAATGCCTGCGGTTGGTACGGCGAGCCGCTGGTGGTGCGGCAATATCCGATCGTCGTGGACGATGGCGGCGTGCCGCTGGTGGCTGTCGCGGAAGACGGCGAGGCACTCGACCCGACGTTGCTGGAGGTGTTCCCCGAGCAAGGTGCGGTGTACCGGCTCGATGCGACGGCGCTGCCGAGCGCGTGGGGCGCGGCGCTGGTGGTGCTGGACTACACGGCCGGGTTCGAGACGATACCGGCGGATGTGCAGAGCGCCTGCCTCGAATGGCTGGGCGCGCGGTGGGGCGCCGTCGGCCGCGACCCGAGCCTGCGCTCGGAAACAATCCCCGACCTCATCACGCAGGCATATGGCGGCGACGCTTCGGCAAGCGCCGGCAGCATGCCGGGCGGCGCCCGCGACCTGCTGGTGCCTTACAAAATCTGGACGGTATGACGCCGCAAGTGCTCGTGGCGCGGCTCGATGCGGCGATCGCCGGCTACCGGCAGACGGTGACGCTGCAGCATGTCGCCGTCGACCCGACGACCGGCGGCACGACGGTATCGGAGGAGATCGAGTGCCCGGCCGCGGTGAAGGCGTTCGGGCCGCAGTCGCTTGAGCCCGGCGAGGCGCAGGAGATCCAGGTTGTGGTGTCGCCGACTGGGCTCGGCGCCTTCGGGCTGCCGGCCCGCGACGACGTGATCCTGATCGACGGCAACCCGTCGAACATTACGCAGGTTGCGCCGAAGTATTACGGCGGCGCGCTGTGCCGGGTGAATTTGCTCTGCCGTGGCTGATACGCGCGAAGTCATCCTGTCGCGGCTGGCGGCGCTGTGCGCGGCGACGAGCGGCATCAATGCGGTGGTGCGCAACGCACTCGATGTGCCCGGCAATGCGCGGCCGGCAGTGATTATCCAAGACGGCATCGAGACAATGCTCGACCAGCCGGGGACGGTGCGGCATTCGGAATTGCAGCGGATGGAGTTGTCGCCGGCCGTCAGCGTCTATGTGCGGGCCGGCGGCACCGCGGATGCCGGCGTGCTGCTCTCGCGCTATCGCAGCGCCATCGTCGCCGCGGTGCTGAGCGACAGCACCTTGCGCGACGCAATCGGAACCAATGGCCGGATGCGCTATGACGGCTGCGTCGTACTGCCGCCAGACCCGGAAGCCAAAGAGCACCGGATCGATATCACCCTGACGTTTCAATATGCCTTCCGGCTGGAGGACATCGCCGCGTGAGCGGCGGCATCGAGTTCCGCATCGAGGAAAACGACACCGGCCGCATCCTGGCGCGGCTCGACCAACTGCCGCAGGAGCTGCGCGCCCGGTTGCGCGATGTCATCACGCAACTGACGAACGAGCTTCTGCGCAAGGTCGAAGCCGCCGAGCCGGTGCGCACCGGCACATTGCGGGCGCAGACCCACGCCTATGTCGACGAAGGCCCGACCTGGATACGCGGGCGGGTGCGGGTGCTGCGCAACGGGCGGCGGAATTACGGCGCCATTGCCGGCGCGCTCGAATATGGCGGGCCCGGCACGAAGCGCCGCGGCATGGTCAAGGTGCGGGCCTATCGGCGCGACGGCGCCACGATCCGCGCCTACCAGCGGCGCCAGCCGCACATCAAGGCGATGCGGTTTCTGCGCGGGCCAGCGGCGGCGCAACTGCCGCGGGCTCGGGCTCTGATCCGCGCCGCCATCGAGGACGCATTGCAATAGGAGCAAACCGATGTCTGTCACACCCGGCGGTTTCAACATTTTCGCCAAGAGCGAAATCATCGGCAAAGTAAAGTTTGAGGGGGCCAACGATATCGGCCCGCAACTCATCGTGGAATTAAACAAGGTGATGTTTCGGCCGGCGGCGGCGGTTGGGCTTATTCAAGACGAATGGGGACAGCTACAGATTACCGGCGAGGTGCTGGTGGACGATACCGGCGTCTTCGGCACGGTCACGCATCCCGACACGGCCGCGGTGAGTCCGCTGGTCGATATGTACTATATCGGCAAGGGCATTGTTTCGATCCAGCTTGAAGGCGACACCGCCTATCGCGACATCGGCAACGTGCCGACGTTCGAGTTCACGCCAGACATTACAACGCTTCCGCATTTCTCGTCGCGGTATGGCGTGCGCGCGAAGGATCTTGAAGTCGTGACAGAAAAGAACGCATCCCTGAATATCCTTATGGACGAGTTCACCTACGACAACCTGATGCTGACCCTGATGGGCGAGGCGACGACACCGTAATGGTTTCGCTGGTCGATATCGTACCGCAGACCCGCACGGTGGATATTGCTGCGGGAGAGCTAAAGCTCCGCGGGCTGGGCTTGCGGCACATTGCCGAGTTGTTGCTGCGGTTCCCTGAGCTTCGCAAGTTGTGGATCGACGGCGCGCCCGTGCTCGATGTCGAGGTGTTGATCGAGACGGCGCCCGATGCCATCGGCTCGATCATCGCGGAGGCCGCCAGCCAACCGGAAGCCGCCAGCAATATCTCGCTGTCGCTATCGCTGGAAGATGTGTTCGAGTGTCTCATCACCATTCGCGAGCTTACGATGCCGGGCGGTGTCGACCCTTTCGTCGCAAGGCTAAACCGGCTGCTCGGCGCCGACGACGCCCGATCTGGCAAGGCAGCGGCTACGAATACGCCGCCGCGGCAGAGCAACTCATCGCATGCGGCCACGGTGCCGGCGACGTGATGGACTACACGCCCCGGCAGATCGCAGCATTCCTCACGATTGCCGCCGCTAGAAGGCGCCGCGAGCTTGCCGAGCAGATCCACGTCGCCGCGCTCGGGGCGCAGGGCGACGGCAAGGCGGTAAAGGAAACGCTGAAAGAATTGCGCGACGATGCCTGACAACCTGACGATCAACATATCGGCCGACACCGGCAAGGCGCGCGCCGACCTTGAGTTGCTCAAGGGCAAACTGCAAGAGCTTGGCCGGGAAATGCGGGCCGCCAGGGCCGAGGCGCTGAAGACCGGCGACCGGACCAATCTCGACCAGCTTGCGCGAGAATACGAGGCAGTCAGCCGTTCGGCCAAAGGGTTGCAGCAGCAACTGCGCGCGACCAATCGCGAGGTTGCTTCGCCGGCATGGGCCGCCGCGACTAAGGCGACTCGCGCGCTCAATGAGGAGTTTGTCGGCCTCGCCAAATCGAGCCTGGGGTTCGCCACCGGCATCGGCAGCGCACTGCTTGGCACCATCGACCTGATCGGCAAAACCAAAGACCAGATTCTGGAACTGCGGCGGATTTCGCAAAGCACCGGGTTTTCGCCGGGCGCCATCAAGGCGGTCAACGAGACGCTGGAGGACACCGGCCAGGAAGCCGGCGCCGGCAACAAGGCGCTGATAAAATTATCGCAGGCGTTTGGAGAGGTGCGCCAAGCGGCGCGGGCTGCCGGCCAGGCTGTCGGTGGCGCGATGACCGTACTGCGTCCCGGCGATCCCAAAGACCAGCCGCCGGACTTTGGCGTCGAAACGTTGCGGGGAGGGCAGAAGCCGCGTGAAATCAAAGACGCCGCCGATGCGTTCGCCGTTCTTCGCGTCAACATGCGCAGGTTTAAGGACGACGCGGCAGGCAACGACGCGGCGTTGCAAGCAATCATCGACGGGTTCGAGAGATTGCGGAAATCCGGCAAGATCGATGAGGCAAACCTCGCATCCATGCAGCTTTTCGGCAAGGGCATGCGAGAGATGGTGCCCGCGCTACAAGAGCTTGCGAACGAAGCCGGCGGCCTGCAAAAGAAGATGAACGAGCTTCGCGAGCAAGGCCGGTTCCCCGACCAAGACGCGATAGACCGGGCGATGGCCTATCAGAAGGCGATGAAGGACGTCGGCGATGCGGTCGATGCTGTCGGGTTCAGTTTCCTGAAGGCGTTCGGGCCGGAAATTCAAAATCAAATGAAGTTGATCTCGGGCGAGATCGAGACGCTCGGCACCGTGGTCAACGACCTTAAAAACATCCTGACCGGGAATTGGAACTGGCCGGAGCCGCCCGCGTGGCTGATGCGCTTTCTCGGCGCCGGCCCCGACACGCTGCCGCCCGCCGACACCCCTCGAGTTTTCGAGTTTCCGATTCCGGGGCAGGCCGCGGGCGGCATGATCCGCGGGCCGGGCAGCGGCACCAGCGACAGCATCCTGGCGCGGCTCTCGAATGGCGAGTTCGTCATGCGGGCGGCCGCCGTCAGCAAGTGGGGACCGCGGTTCATGGCGGCACTTAACAGCATGCAAAACCCGTTCGGCTATGCCGGCGGCGGGCTGGTGCGGCCACGCTTCGCGGCGGGCGGCATGGTGACGGCGCGGGCCAGCGACGGCACGACCGTCAACCTGCACTTCCCGAGCGGCAGCAGCTTCGCGTTGCGCGGCGACGCGGGCATCGTCGCCGGGCTGGTGCGCGAGGGGCGCCGCGCCGGCATGCTGAACGCCGGCCGGCTGCCGGGCGCCTTCAACTGATGGCGGATACTCTGCTCGTCATCAGCGGGCCGGGCATAACAGACTGGAGCGCGCGCGGGCTGACGCAGACGCTCGACCCGATCGATGCGAGCGGCAACCTGGCGCGCACCGTCAACGGCGCGCTGCTCGATCTCAGCGCCACGCAGATGCGCAAATACAAGAGCACGATCTCCTGCACCGATCAGGAGATGCCTGCATTCGATGGCGTCTGGCCGGGCATGGTGCTGACGGTGGATTGCGTGCCCGAGCTTGGGTATCTGACCGCGGGCGGCTCGCCGGGGCGAACCGTGGTTTCCGGCTCGTCGCGGGTGTCGGGTGTTTGGACTTATTACCGGGCGCAGCTAACCATGCGGGTTGTTACTTATACCGTCAGCCGCGACGAGTGGGGCGCGGCAACGAGCTGGCAACTCGACCTCGAAGAAATCTAAGTGCCGGGACCATTTCATTTCGCCTGGATACCGGCGCCGGTTGCTTACAACTCGACGGTGCATGCCGTCGAGGACGAGGCGATCATCAGCCTGTCGGTGACGCAGAGTGAGGGCGACTTTGCCGGGCTACAAATCGAGGTGATCAATCCGTTTTACGGGCTGCTCGCAGCGACGCGCTATCAGTGGTGCTGGCTTAGCTGGCACGACGGTTCCGCCTATCACCCGCTGTTCTGCGGGCGTCTGGTGGCCTTCCCCGAGAGCATCGACGGCGAGGTTGTGCGGTTGCTGTTCTCGGCAAAGCCGCCGGGCTTCGATGCGGTGAAGGCCGCCTATGCCGAGACGCTGAAGGCTCTTCCGTTCTACGACCCGGTATGGATCACCGGCGACGCTGAGAACCCGGACACGGTGCTGAACGCTTACGGCGCGCGCTGGCACATCGACCGCGCGACGCTCGCGGTGACGCATAGCGACGAGCTTGAAGGCGAGGACGGCATCGTCAGCATAGGCGAGGCGGATCACCTCTACAGCGATTTCTCGGCGTCCTATAGCGAGCCGCCGCTGTCGCGGGTGGACATCGAGGGTTCGCTGACGTGGACGCAGAGCGGGCGCGGCACCATCGATCTTACCTGGCAGGTTTACGATATCAGCTTGTTTCAAAAATCGATCTACACGCACCCGAAGGCAGGGATCATTTCGAGCCTGACCGGCGACGGGCTGATGAGCGATTGGCCGAAGCCGGGTACCAGCATTGACGGCGGGTGGACCGTCAACGCCGCGACGGGAGCATTCGAGGCAAACAAGAGCTACAAGCGCTACACCTACCATGTCGAGTATCGGCAGGTTAACGTAGACCCAAACGATCCCGAACGGGCGAACACCAATCTCGCGTATTACTACTACGGTGCGGAAGGCGACTACGCGGTAGACTTCCCGGTGTCCGCAATCCAGCAATTCACGTTGTTCGATTGGGCCGCGGATCGCCAGCGCTCCGAGACCATCCGGTGCTCGGTGTATGGCGACATCCAACCGCTGCTCGCCGAGCCTGACCTGGATGAGAACGTCGGCAAGATCAGCATCAGCGCCGCCGATACGGTGACCGACCCGAGCTTCGGGCCGATGCCGATAGGCGACGTGCGCCGCACGAGTTATCTCAACACCGACCGCGGCAACCTGTCGGTGCAGTATTTGATGTTGCTGGCCCGCACCGAGCTACGGCGCCGGGCGCGGGCGGTGGAGGTGTCGTGCCGGGTGCCGTGGGCGCTCGGCATTGCGGCAACGCTGCGCAAGAGCGCGCATATTGTCGACTACCGGCTCCCCGGCGGTGAGGCGCACGGCAAGATCATCGGTTACACGCTCTCGGCCGCGGGCACGGGCGAGATCGTGGCCGATCTCACCATTGGCTGCGCTATCGGGCATGACGGCACCGTATCGGCGGCGGCGGGCACGGGCAGCTATGTCGATGCCGGCTATGTGATGGACGGCTACCAACAGATGCTCGGCGCCGAGATCGCGCTGCCGACCGGCGATCTCGTGTACCAGGCGCTCGACACCTTCCCGGTGGACGACGATGGCGTGGACCTGCTGACGCTGGACGCAGAGAGCGCGGTTGTCAGCCTGACCTTATCGGGCGGCATGGACACGCAGACCCAGGTTGTCGATAACGTCAGCGACCCGATTGATGCGCTGCGGCAATACCCGACACGACTATGCGTGACGCTGGTCCCGGTCGCCGGGCAGAGTTTTAACACGGTCTACACGCCCGAGGTGCAGCCGATGCCGATCCCGCGCTGGATCGATCTGGAAGCGCCGGCACCCGGCGTGGCGCGGGCGGCCTAGATGGCAGCAAGCTCGGCCGGGCTATCGTACCAGTACGCGAGGCACCTACCGCTCAAGCCGACCAGCACCGAGAAGAGCCCGTATTCCTGGTTCCGGCTGCCGGCGCCGGCCGACACGGGCGAGCCGCCGCCAGGCTCGATCTGCTGGGGCACGGTGGGGGAGATGCCAAGCCCGGTCGCGCTACGCAGTACAGACTTCAATGTTCGCGACTCAGAGACCGGCCGCAAGTCGCATCCTGTCCGAATCGAGAACCCGGACGACCCGGACCAACATATCAACGTCGAACGGGCCGACGAGATTACTTTCAACAGACGCGAACCAAAGCCGGCAGCCGGTGCGAACACCGCGGCGAGCGATGCGGGCGGCATCGCGGCCTACGACCCGGCGCGGCAAAAAGCATTTAAGCCGGCGTCTACTGCCCCGGCGACAGATACCAAGGTTGTCGTCGAATACAAATACGGGCCGCCTTCCGGCGTCGGCTACGGGCCTCCCGGCGGTCCCGGCTACGGGCCTCCATCTGGTCCCGGCTACGGCCCGCCTTCCGGATGATCGGCTACGGCTCGGTAGACAAACCCTATACCGAGCACCCGGCCGAGCCGATCCGCGAGGTGCGCTGGGCGGGCGGCCTGGCGGTGAAGTGGAAGGCCGACACCTACGTCCATGCCGGCGGGTTGACGGCGGCGCTGAACAGCCCGACCGGCACGCTCTCGGTTTGGCTGAAGTACAATCTCGATCTGGCGGCTTACCGCGAGTTGACGCTAATCGACGGCAACCTCGTCGCCTATCGGCTGCGGCACGCGCCGGGCGACATGACCGGGCACGGCAGCGGCGACATGAGCGTAGACTTCGCGCCGGGCGATCCGCTCGACATGCGGCCGGTGAGCCTGCGGTTCGATCTGGCGATGGTGAACGAGCCCGGCGTCTACAGCGTCGATAGCACCATCTACGACTTCAACTTTGAAGGCTCGATGGTGAGCGACGGCATTGTGTTCGGCGCGCTCAACAAATGGTGGCACGTCTATTGTGAATGGAACACGCAGACCGGCGCGTTCCTGCTGAAGGTCAACGGCCAGACCGTGGCATCGGCGGCGTTGCCGGGGACCACGGTAGGCACCGAGAGCGACGGTATTTTCGGGTTCGATGTGCCATGGCACCAGCAGCCCGACATGATGGGCCAGGAGTACCGGCGGGCCAATCAGAACACCGTGTTCTTCTGGTGGGATCAGGTGCCGTTCGGCGAATGGGCTTCTGCCCCGACGCCTTACTCTGTCGCCGAGTTCTGGCTCGATCCTGGGCGCACGGGCGTCGGCGTCGATAAGTTTGTGGATACCACAACCGGGCGGCCGAAGAGCCTGGGGGCGAATGGCGAATTGCCGCTGGTCGGGCTGCCCGAGATTGTGCCGGGGCAGACCAAGCCGGCCTTCTATTTCCACCGGGCCGGCGCGCCAAAGACGATCCTCGAAAACCGCGGCCATGCCGGCGCCTTCACCCTAGCGAAGACCATCGCGGAGGGTTCCGGGTTCATGGAGCTTGTGCGGGTGCCGCTCGACCCCGACACGGACGGGCCATTGGATGAACCGGACGCGCCGCACTTTGACCCGCCGACAGGATAGCGCATGCCCGTGATCTACCGCACCGATGGCGCCTGGGGCACCGGCAAGGGCAGCAACCTCGCGCCGGCCGAGGTGGACGGCAATTTCTACGACGTCGATACCCGCGTAACCTTTATCGAAGATAATCCCGTCGAGCCGATCACGCCGACCGCGATCAACATCGAGGGCGGCCTATTCACGATGGGGCTCTCTGACGGCTCGACGCTCGGGCCGATTGTGATGACCTACCCGATGCCGACCTGGCGCGGCGATTGGGGGCCGGGCGTCGCCTATAACGAGATCGACTTTTTCATCGCGCCCGACAATGGGTTCGGCTCGGTGATGATCCCGCACACATCCGCCGCCACCTTCGATTGGGGCGCGCTCGATACCGGCGGCACCGGCTTGCCGGTCTACCGGCAGCTTATCGGCGGCAGCGGCACGACGAGCGGCATCGCCGATCAGGTCGATGTCGCGCTCGGCACACAGGCCGACGACGATCTCCTGATGTGGGACGCTGCGCCTAGCCTGTGGCGCAACCAGACGCCAGCATTTCTGCTCGACAATGCGCTGGGCACGACACAGGGCTCGATCGTCTACCGTAGCGCAACGGCGTGGGTGGCGCTGGCGCCGGGCACCGCGGGGCAAGTGCTGGCGACGGGCGGCGCGGGGGCCAACCCGGCGTGGTCGTCCAGCAGCGGCGGCGGCGGCATCACCCAGCTTACCGGCGATGTGACGGCGGGGCCGGGCAGCGGCAGCCAGGCCGCGACGCTCGCCAATACCGCGGTCACGGCCGGCAGTTACACGCGCGCCAACATCACCGTGGATGGTAAAGGCCGCATCACGGCGGCAGCCAACGGCACGGGCGGCGGCGATGTCGTCGGGCCGGGCAGCGCCGTCAGCGGCAATGTCGCGACCTACAGCGGCACGACCGGCAAGCTCATCGCTGATGGCGGCGCGTCGATTGCCGATCTGAAAAAGCAGGCGATACAGGTCGCCGTGTCCGACGAAACGACGAACCTCACGACCGGAACGGCGAAACTGACCTTCCGCATGCCGTTTGCCATGACATTGACGGCGGTGCGCTCGAGCCTCTCGACGGCGAGCTCGTCGGGGCTGGTCACGGTGGACATCAAGGAAAGCGGCACGACGATCCTCTCTACGGCGCTCTCCATCGATGCAACCGAGAAGACCAGCACGACGGCGGCAACCGCGGCGGTGATCTCCGATACCGCGCTCGCCGACGATGCCGAAATCACGGTGGACATCACGGCGGCCGGCACCGGAGCCAAGGGGCTCAAGGTTACCTTGATCGGTACTAGATGACGGCGCTGATCAACCCGTTCTGGTATGGCGCGGCAGCCGCCACCGATCCATCCTTCGCCAGCGTCGTGCTCTTACTACATTGCGAGGGCGCCAACGGTTCGACGACGATTACCGATAGTTCGAGCCGCGTTCACGTTCCGAATGCAACGCTTAACTCCAGCTTGACGACAGCGCAGCAGAAATTTGGCAGTTCTGCGTGGGGTAATTCTGCGAGCAATGGTGCCATACAATATGTCGATGACCCGGATTGGGACTTCGGCGCCGGGCAGTTTACGGCCGAAGCGTGGATCAGGTCCACGGGGACCATATCAGGCCAACAATACATTTTTTCCCAATTTCGTAATTCATCAAGTACCAATCAAGCTTGGGCCGTGAGGTTCAACGGTGCCGCCGCTCCCGGTTACTTAGATTTTGTATATACGACAAACGGATCGACGGAGGTTTATGTTTCTGGCGCTTACCTGCCGCCGACCAACACCTGGACGCACCTTGCGGTCGACCGAGATGCCAGCAATGTAGTCCGTCTTTATGCCGATGGTGTCGTTAAGGGTTCCGGCACTGCGGCAGCGACAATCTTTAACAGCACAAGGCCGCTGCATATCGGCAACGACGCACTGCAAGGCACTGGGTTTATCGGGCAGATTGACGACGTTAGGATCACCAAGGGCGTGGGGCGCTATGGTGGAGCCTTCACGCCGCCGACCGCGGCGTTCCCGAACTCGTGATCGATGCGCTGCTGATCGCCGCGGCCTCGTGGGTGTTGCTCCACCGGGCCGACGGCGGAATTGTCGCCGTCATGCCGTCGCATATCACCAGCATGCACGCAAAGGCGCCGCCGCCGCACACCAACAAGATATCGCCAGCCGAAGCGCATTGCGTGCTGTGGCTGGCCGATGGGAAAATTCTCTCGGTAATAGAACCGTGCGAAACGGTGCGGATGCTGTTGGATGAAGCAAAATGATCGTGCCGGGGAGGATCGTCGCATGATTAAGCGATTGCCGTCAGTGGACTATCTGCGGCAATGCTTCGACTATGATCCGGAGACTGGGGAGTTGACGTGGCAGAAAAGGCCGCGTCAGCACTTTGCTGACCTTCGCAGTTGCAATCGGTGTAATACGATGTACGCCGGAGCAATCGCCGGCAATATTGACAAACTTGGTTATCGTGTCGTCGTTATTGATAAAGTCCCATTTAAGGCGCATCGGATTGCGTGGAAGCTGGCGACCGGTGAAGAGCCGCCAGCTATGCTCGATCATATTAATGGTGTTCGTACCGACAACCGGTGGGCCAACCTTCGCGCAGCAACGCACTTTGAACAGGTTGGCAACCAAGGTCTTCACAAGACAAACACATCGGGCTATCGCGGTGTTAGTGCTCATAAAAGTGGTAAGTGGGTAGCGCAGTTAGGCAGGCGTTATCTTGGGTACTTCGACACGCCAGAAGAGGCGGCCATCATCTACGACGCCGCGGCACGCGAAAGGTATGGCGAATTTTACGGAGGAACGTACCATGATTATTGAGATACTCTTTGTTGTAGTTTTATTTTTGTGGTTGTTGACGATCCTGCCCTTGCCGCCGATGGCGCCGTTTCAGTCAAGCAACGTGTTCTTTGCCTTTGTCGCGGTGCTGCTGCTCGGGCTCTACATCTTCCTTCCTGCGATGCGATGATCCGAGCAGCGCGCCACTGCGGCGCTTCCACTTCCACGAGACTATCGTCAAAGGTCAACTGCTCGAGGATAACGGGCTTTTCGCCCCGCCGCATCCGGTTACGTAGATCGCCCAAACGGCTCTTTGAGACACCAATAGTCATCTGCAATTCCTTTAGTTCGTGATATTAGGATATAGTAGCCGGGCGTTCCCGCAGCGCCGCTTCGAGCTCACGGAGGAGATCGTCGAAGGTGTCTCCGTGGCCGGTCGGGATAGACAGGCGTAGCATCATTGCCGCCAGCTTCTCTCGACAGACCGCTAGAACTTCTGGCTCACCACGGAGGACCTCAAGCTCGCGCAGCGCCGCCCGCATGGACTCCAGCTCGTGGAGGCGCGCGTTAATCGCCCCGCGGCCCCGGTAGATTTCGAGGTGTGCGATACGCTCGCGCAGCGCGTGCAGCACTTGCTGGCGGGTAGGCTCGCTCATGGCGCACCCTCCTCTCGCTCGGATTGCAGCTGGGGCTTTAATTCGTCGCGGGCGCGGCCCCGACGGGCATCGTCACCGTCGAGCCTGTCGGCAAGTCGGCCAAGTTCGGTGCATGTTCGTGAGCCTCTGACCAAACATACGATGTGTTGCCGCGCATCACTCGCACGGTTTTCGGCCCCGTTACCTCGACGGTTTGGTTTAGCGCCACGTGCCCGTCGATATCGATGGCGTAAAGGGTCGTTTTGCCCGGCGCTTTGCCAAAAACGATAAGCACGTCCTTGCCGCCTTGGTCTGGCGTTTGGACATTCGCGATATCGGGGTTGGCGATGAACACGCTCGCCAACGGGCGCGGCGACTGAAGCAGCGTTCCCCCGCTGACGCTAAGGACTATAGCCGGCCCGCTCGGGCGGATTTCGTCAGCCGCCAGTGCCGGAGCGGCGAGCGCGACGAGCAGCGCGGCGCTTGTTAGAATGCGATAAGCCATGATCGAACTCCAAGGGTTCGGTTGCGGTTAGGCGTCGGGCGGGGATGCTACCCCGTTCGGCGCCGCCTTTAATTTTGGGGGCGTGCTCGGCCCCGCCTTGATAATGCCGGCCATAAAATTGATTTTGAGATCACCGCCGCCGCTCCCCAAACGCTCTGTCGCAGGCGTCATCGATGATCGCTCGTCGCCGCGCTTCGTCATCGCGTTCATCCTGCGCGGCGCGAGCGGCGTTCCGTTGGGACGACCACCAGGAAGCGCGCAGCAAAAGCGCTAGGCGCGTAAGTATCGTCCCAGCGGTCATGTTGTAGCTCGTTGCGGGGAATCATCCGGCAGCCGCTGCCACTGCTCGGTGATGATGCGCTCGAGCTCCCCGCGGTCGGCCGCCGCCAGCGCGGCGCGCGCCTCTTCGAGGTTTTGCTCGTTGGCGCCGAGCAGGTCCGCGAGGTCATTGCTGCTGGTGCAGCGCCGGATCTTCGGACCGAGCATCGCCAGCGCCCAAGTGCGCCAGTCCCGCTTGCCGGCCTTTAACGGCGCCGCGATCTCGAGCCCGCTGCGCTGCGGCTCTACCGGCGGCGGCGGCTCTGCCGGCCTGTGGTGGTCGACCTCGGCCAGGCCGAAAGGGTCATCGTCGTCGGCGCCCGCTGGTGGCGCGTGGGGTGCCTGTTCCTCGCTTGGCGGCTCTGGAGCCGGCCCCTCGTTTGCCCGCGGTGGGCGCCCACGGCGCTGTGCAGAAGCGGGTTGCTTCGCCGCGTCGTAGGCGGCGACCAGGCCGAGCGCGACATCGCCGTACCCGGCGGCGTTCAAGAATTGCAGCGCACTTTGATTGCTCTCCCACCAGCCTTCCAGCCGCTCGGGGCCGAGCCGGGCCGCTTCGTCGAGACACAACCGCAGCGCCTCGCCGGCGGCGCCGGCACTGCCGTAGATGTTCTCGACACCATCGAGATCGACTACGGCAAACTCGGGCCCGGTCGGCTCGACGCTGCGGCTGATCTGATATTGCTCGGGTTGCGGTTCCGGTTGGCGCGGCAGCAGCCCCGGCCCTTGGCCGATCGCCGGTTCCTCGTCGTCGCGGTCCAGCACCGTGCGCAATTCGGAGCTAAATGGAGCCTGCTTCGCCGCCCTTCTCAATGCGGTTTTCTTGGCGGCCTCCCAATAGAAATTCGTCCACATCGGCGAGTTCTTCGCGCGCGATACATTGCGGGCGGCCTCGATCATGCTGCGGTCGAGCACGTCCCGAATCACTTCGCCGTTCTTCAGCCGGATGATCGCATAGGCGCCGATCACCTGGCCGCGGGAGACGCCCAGCGGCGGCGGCTCGTGCTCGATCATCGCGTCATCGCCGAGTCGATAGCGGAAATGGTCCTTCTCGAACACCGCCTCGGCGATCGCGCTCGCGACCTCGCCAGATTTGCGCATCCGCTCGCGCAGACCCGCGAGCATCGGCATGTAGGTCGCTGCGTCGATCTTGCGGATGTGGTCGATGCCGGTCTGCGGGTCGCGCTGTTTGACGTCGGTACGGAATACCACCAGCGCCGCCTGCCGGCCGTCGGGCAGCAAGCCGTCCACCGCGCACCGCATCGCCGCATTGAACAGGCTGCGCCGGTCGGCGTAGAGCAATTCCGGGTTAGTCGAGACGGCGGTGACCAGCACCCGCTTGAAGCGCTCGACCGGGATGTCGGCCGGCAGTGCGTCCTTCAGGTTCGGCGTGTAGGCGTCGAGATCCTGGTGGAACCGTTCGGCCAGGTTCTGCCGCGGCTTGGTTGCGAGTTCCTTAGCGTCTGACACTGACACCTCCATCCTCGACCCAGGCGCGCACGCCGATCATCTGCACGCCGTTCTCGATGGCAGCAACCCCGAGGTCGCGCAGCTCATGCTCGGTGAGCTTGTGGACGAGCTGCTCAACCTGCGTTTTCCGCGGCGAGCGCAGGATGTCGCGCAGCCTTGCCGCGAAATCCTGTATCTCAAATCGGATCTGCTTGCGCCGGGTCGTCTGGCCGAGCTGCGAGCGGGTCGGCTCATGGCGGATCGCTTCGGCGCGGCGCGCCAGCCGCTCGGCTTCGTCCTGCGCCTTCAGCGCCTCGAGTTCGGCGGCGGGATCGATCTTGCCGGCGCTGGCTTTGGCTTCGGCAGCAGCGCGGGCAGCGGCGGCTTCCTCCTCGCGCTTGCGGGCCTCCTCGGCCAGCCGGCGGCGCTCGGACTCGACCGCGGCGCGCTGCTTGTCATCCCATGCCGTCAGCATCCGGCTTAGCCCGTCGCGGCCGCTGGTGCCGCCGATCGCCAGCGAGAGCTTCAGCTTCAGCGCGTCATAGCTGTGGTTGATGAGCTTCACGGCCTCGCGGTACGGCTCGGTGCGTGCAAGGCGAGCCTTGTCGACCTCGTCGTGCAGCTCTTTTAGCTGGCGGGTCAGGTCGATGACCTTACCCGCCGACGCCTCGTCCACGATGACGCTCCGCGCCGCCACCGCGAGGAGCTGGTCGGCGCGAGTGCGGCGGCCGGACAGCTCATCGTCGATCGCCTCGGCCAACGGCGGGCGATTGTGGTGCCGGTCGGGCACCAGCGCCCGCAGTGCGGAGATCGCGCGGATCTGATCCTCCGATCCCTCGGGCCAGTTTATCACCGCATGCGCGATGTCCACGGCGCTCATGCCGGCGTATTCATCGAGGTCGGGCAGCGCCTGGGCTTCGGCGACGAGTTGGTTGGTCACAGCAGCGCCTCCTCCCGGCTGAAATCCGGCACCTCGACGTCGGCCGCGGCGAGCCGCCGCCGCGTCTTCAGCCGCGGGTCGTCCGGCCGGCGTTCCTCGATCTGGCGTAGCGCCTGGAAGCGCCAGACGTATTCTGCTTCGCTGATAGCGGCGGCGTAGGCCCAGTGACCCAAGGGGCGTGGCGCTAGCCGCGCCGGACGAGCGAGGGCGGCCAATACCTCGTGCGGCAGCGATCCGGCGTCGCCGCGCCGCCGGAAGCCCAAGCGGTCGAGCAGAATGTCGGGGTCGACTTCCTGGGCTGCGATGTCGACGGCCGGGTAGAGGCTGAGCCGACCGCGATCGAGCCGGTTCTCGGGAACGCCGGGTTCATGGTCGAGCCAGCGCAGCCTGGCCGGGACCAACGGCCCATAGCGTGTGACGCGCAGTACAAAATGCCGCGCCTTCATAGCGGATCGATCCCCAACTGCTCGGCACGGTTGAGCCAAGCGCTGCTCACGGCCGCAGTTCCCGCTCTTCAACCTCAGCCAGCGCGTCCGCGCTCGCGGCCCGTAGCTCTTCTTCCTGCGCCGCAATGTGCTGTTGGATTACCTGCGCGGCCAATTCCGGCGAGAGCATGAACAGCCTATGCCCGCCGGGGCCGGATGGCACACCGAGCTGGTAGTGCCGACGCCGGTCACGATCGAACGGCGTCTCGCCGAGGCCCACCTCTTCTGCGATGTCCGCCAGCAGCTTGCGCGCCGTCTCGATTTCCCGATGAGCGGCCCAGATCCGGTACGCGGTTTCTTTACTGACGATCATGCAAGCTGATTCGCGACGGAGCGCAAATCCGCAGCGCGCCGCGTGAGGGCCCGCTGACGGGTGCTGCCCGCCTTGGCTACCCTTGCCTGCGCCTCCAGCGTGTGCACCGCGTGATAAAGCTCCTGGCGCACCAGAAGGCGCTTCTCGCTGGGGAGGTGCAGAACCACCGTGTCGATATTTTCGACCAGCCGCGTGGACCGATCCAGCGCCCGGCGCATCACCCGTTGCTCGCTCCCCGTCAGGTAGCGTGTCTCGCCCGGCACATCGGCGGCAGTGCCAACCGGGCCCTCGCAGCACGACGCGATCCCGCTGCCGCCGCACATCTGACATGGCATGGCTTGCCCGGCCGGCGCGAATGCCGGGTAGCCGCGTCCTTGGCAGTCCTGGCACATCATATCGCCAGCGCCCACGCGAGGCCGGCGAGCAGCAGGCCGACGAGGAACGCCTCGAGGCGCGACGTCATCATCGGCCGCCCTCCCACGAGACGGTAAGTTTCGGTTCCTTGCGGATCACCGGGCCGCGCACCTCGGGCGGCTCGCGCACGACGCACGTCACGTCGCGGCCCTCGTCGAGCGCCGTCGCGATCGGCTGGTTCGCCTGCCGCGGAATGTAGCCGACCGGGATGCCGCGGTAATGGCAGGCGACGGCGAGCGGGTCGTGCGGGTTGTTGGGCTCGCGCAGGAGCTCCACCTCGTCGCCGGGGCGCATCAGGGAGACGGCGGTGCGGGCGGCGGCCCCGCGGAAGCCGATTCCGACGATGACGGTGGGAATCGCGATGGTCATGCCGCCGCCCCGAGGAACAGAGCCGGAATCTGGTGGCATTTTTGGTGGCGTTTGGTGGCAGAAAAGCCCGAATCGCCCCGTTTTTGTTCTTGCGACCGTCCGGCCGAAATGCCTATAACCCGTTGACCCGCAAGGGCTCGGGGCGTGGCGCAGTCAGGTAGCGCGTCTGCTTTGGGAAGATATGGCCGGGCCATCCTAAGCATCTCTATTATTTGGAGTTTTTGGCCACAACACCGGCCTTGGTGGCGTTTTTGGTGACATTAAATCGATCTCGGCGATGATCGCGCGCCGGTTTGCGTCGGCCTGTTCGTAGCGATCGCTACAGTTGGTCCATTCGCCGCGCTGCATCAGGCTACCGGCGGCGGCCCAGATGATTTTGGCGTGGTTTTTATAACTGAGACCGCGCCGAGCCAACTCCCCGGCATAGTCGTATTTGAATTTCTTCTTGCTTCTCATCAGCCCGGTTTTCCGACCGGCCGCAACGCCGGCAGCTGCCGCGTCACCGCTTCCATCGCGGCGCGCACTTGCGCGGTATCTGAATTGGCATAGCGCGCAGTCGTCGCGATGTCGGCGTGCCCGAGCATTTCCTTCACGACGTTGAGGTTGCCGCAGGCGGCCAGGGTGCGGGTCGCCGCGGTGTGGCGCAGATCGTGAAAGCGCAATGCCGGCAACCCGATCGCGTCCCGCGCCGTCATCCAATCCTTGCGCCAACCGTCGTGCGTGAACGGGTAGCGCGCACCTTTTTGCTGCATGACGCCGTGGTGCGGGTCGTGGCGATTGCGGCGGCAAATGTACGTGAACACGATCTCGCGGTGCCGCCCTTGCTCGCGAGCAAGGAGGTGCGCCAGGCCGTCGGTCAGCGGCAGCACCAAGAGCTTGCCACCGGGCCGACGCGACTTGACCCGGAAGGTGATCGTGCGGCCTTGCCAATCGATTTGGTCCCAGCGCAGGCCGATGGCGTTTTCGAGTCGTACCCCGGCGATCAGCGCAAACTCGATCAGCGGCCAGTAATCCGGCCGCAACGCGTCGAACAGCTCGGCTTCCTTTTCCGGGCTGAGGATCGTCTGCGCCTTGTCGGGTTCGGGCAGCATGACCCGGCGCCAAGCGATATCGGGAACCGCGACGCGCCAGTGCCGGGCAGCGATGATCACCGAGCGCAGTAAGCCGATCTCGCGGTTGATCGAGGCGTTGGCGCGGTCGCGCAGCTCCAGCTTGCCGGTCTGTTGGTTGCGCGCCTTGCGCACCCGGCGCCGGGCGACGTAATCCTCGAGGTCGCGGGTGCCGAGGCGGTCGAGCGGCAGATCGTTGCCGAGCTCGTGGATCAGCGTCTCACTGTGTCGCCTGATGTCGCCGGCGCTCCTGACGTGCGCGCCGCGGGTTTCCCAATACCGCCCGAGCGCTTCGCCGAGCGTGAACTGCGCCGCGGGCGCCGTGGCGGCGGGCGCTCCTCGACCAGCCTTGGCGGCGGCGAAGACGGCGGCGGCTTCGGCCTCGGCACCTTCGCGGGTGTCCGCGCTAAGGCGGTCGCGAAATCGACGACCTCCGACCTGGAAATTGCAGTACCAGCCATCCCGGCCTGGTCGCTCGATGACGAGGGATTTGCGCCGCAAGGTCCGCGCTCCTGCTGCTGAAGGTAATGGGCCAGGTCGCCCGGCTTGAACTTTCGGCGGCTGCCCACCAGCACATAGCGCAACCGGCCCGCCTCGATTTCCTGGGTCAGCGTCTCCGACGTTATGCCGAAGGCTCGGCAGACCTCGGTCTGCGGGATCAGCAGCCGGCCTTGGGCGAGCTCGGTGAGCTGCTCCCAGAGGTCGGGGTCGATGCTGGCTGTGGGGGCAGCCATGATGTTTAGGGGCCTCCGAAGGCAGAGGGGCTACGCAAAGCTAATGGAGAAACAGTTCGCGCGTCTACCCGTTTTTTCTCCACGGCAATTTTTTGGTTAATGGGGCTTGCGAACCCATAAATCGCGCGTTTACCCTGTAAATATGTCGCCCCCCCCCGAGCGACGACCGCACAGCCCCGCGAGCACGGCCAGGCTCGCGGCCCCCACGCGGAGGTTTAGCCAAGTGCCCAACAAGACGCTGAACAGGGAAGCCATCGGCGGCTCCATCCATCCGATTTCCGACATCCTGTTTACGCCGGGGAAAGCCTTTGGCGATGTTTTGGTGAAGCCCGGGTTTGAACGGGAGTGGGAACCCGCCTCCTGTGAGGCAGATCATAAGTCCTGGTTTCGGCGCGACGGCACGCCGCTCTACCCGACGCACTGGAGCCCGCTACCGGGACAGCGGATCAAACTGAAATAATCCTCACTGGCTTAAGAGCGCGATCTGCCGCAGCGAGTTGTCAGTGATCCTGGCCGCCGCCCGCGGGTCGAGCGATACATTCATCCAATAGGACGCAATGATCTGCGCGATGATCGCGATGCGCTGCTCGGCGCTGCCGCCTCTACTGGACAAAGACTTGAAATCGCTACTGTCGGTCCGCGTCGGTAGTGGCGGCGGTGGCGTATCGGGCCCGGTCGCAATAGTCGGCCCGAACATCAGGTAGGCCGGGTGGCAATCGAGAAACTTGGCAATCCGCATCACGATGTTGGTGTTTCTCCCTGCCGACGGTTCGAGATACTTGGGCGAGGTGCCGGCCCCGCTGATGACGTCGCGCGGGCTGATGCCACGCAGTTGCGCCATCTCCACGACGCGAGCACGAAACCCGTCGTCATCCCACAACCGTTCCACCGGCTGATGACCACCGCTTTGCGGTTCGCTCTCAGCAATATCCTCGGCATTACCCGGCGGCTCGTCGTCGCTCATGACAGGCTCCCGCTCGACAGCGCTAGTCTTTGCCTTGTGACGGCGGGGCTTGCGTATGGCCGGTCCCGCCCGTCGTGGGGCACTGGTCGGCACCAAATCCGGTAAATCCCGCGCCAAGGCTAGCCTCTTCCTGGGGAAAAGAGAAGTATTTCTCGTCGATAGCAAATTTGCCGGTTTGTTGACAAGAGCATAGCCGGATGCGGATACGTTTCGGCGAAACGCCTCTTGCGCGGGAGATTTAGTTCTCGGTAGGCTTGGCTCATGCTGAGCCCCGATCAATTGCTGAAGCTCGCTGCGGCCTATGCCGAGGCAACCGATCTGTCGCTGATCACCGTCGGCCGCTTCGCCTGCAACAACGACAAAATCTTTGTCCGGATCAGCGAGGGCGGCGGCGCGCTGTCCCGCTCGATCGAGCAGGCAACCCTGTGGTTTGAGCTGAACTGGCCGAAGGGGCTGCGCTGGCCGGCCGGCGTGCCCGGTGGACCGCGCGGCGGGGCTCGCCGCGGGCAGGCCCGCGGCACCCCGCGCAGGAAGGCACTAAGCACCGCACCCTAAACCAATTTCACCGAAAGGGACGTCCGTGGCCCAGTCGCTAGCCTCAGCCGCCGAGCACTCCTCCCTCTCGAACAGCGCCGCCCGCGCCGAGCTTATCCGCGAAGCGGTGCGGGTGCTCGCCGAGAAGGAGCGCGAAGTGCAGGCGCTCAACGCCGACATCCGCGAGTACAAGTCGAAGCACATCAAGGGCGATCTCGGGTTCAAGCTCGCCGACTGGAACGCGGTCTATCGCGTCTCCCAGCTCGAGGTCGAGGACCGCAACGAGTTGCTCGACTGCATCCGCGAAGGTTTCGATGCGCTCGGCATCGGCCAGGTCGTCGATTGGGTCGCCGCGGCGCAAGCGACGCCGGCGCGCCGCGGCAACGGCACCACGCCGCCAGACGAAGCCGCCCGCGCCTGGGGCCGCAGCGACGGCCTCGGCGGCGTGCACGACCATGCCGACGAGTACCCATCGGGCGAGCCGGGCCACGGGGATTACATGCTCGGCCGCGCCGAGGGCGAAGCCGAGCTCGAGCGGGTCATGGCGCTGGGCCTAGGCAACGGCACCGCCGCCGAGATCCACCGGCTGCACGGCGGCGATGACCCGGCGACTGACACATCGCGACCGCAGCGTCGCCGCGGGCGGCCGCGCAAGCAGCGGCAGGAAGGCGAGGCCGACGCGGAGTTCTAGCCGGGCCATGATCCTCGCACTCGACAACGCCACAAGGCTCGGCTTTTGCCAGGGCGTCATCGGCGAATTGCCCACCTGGGGGGCGCACGATTTCGGTCGCAACCGTTCCAACGGCGAGGTGTTGTCGGCCTTCCGCACCTGGCTATGCCGCAAGGTCGACGAGATTCAGCCCACGATTGTCGTCTTTGAATCGCCCTACATGCCGGGGCCGAACAGCCGGTTCTCGGCGCCGGCCAATGCCCTGACGATCAGGCGGCTATTCGCCTTCGCCGGCCTCACCGAGGCGGTCTGCGTCGAGCGCCGCGTGCGCTGCTATGAAGCGCGGCCCTCGGAGATTACCCGTGCCTTTCTCGGCGGCCCCGCACCGCGGCAGCGCGCGGAGAAGAAGGCGGCCACCGTCAAGATGGCGCGGCTGCTCGGATACGCCGTAGCCGACGACGACGAGGCCGATGCAGTCGCGCTGTGGTGCTTCGCCGAGAGCGTCTTTGCGCCCGCGATGATCTCGCGGCGCCGCGCCAATGTTGGCCTCGAGCTCGCGCTCCACCCGCCAAACGAAGACACCCGGCAGTCGCGAGCTGCCGGGCGCCGGGGGAGGTCGGTACGCCACGAGAAATCTGGGGGATCATCTAATGGCAGAAAATCAAATACGGCAACCACCGGCGAATTTCAATTCGCCGCCGGATGATTTCCGCCTCGTAAGCCGCGGGCCGCAAACGCCCGGCCTCAGCGTGCGAGGCGAGTTATGACCTGGCCCGCCGCATACCGAATCGCCGACGACCAGATCGCTTTCTGGAAGCGCATCGGCATCACTGCCGACGAGGCCCGGCGCGCGCTGCAATGCGACTTCCCAGCACAGTGGCACTGGGTGCGCGAGCAACTCGCCTGCTGGGCGATGCTGCATAAAGACCGTTGGGAGGACTGAAGTGTCACAAGCGCCGATGATGCCGGTATATCCCGACGCACTGCTCGGCGACACGCTGCATCTGAGTACCGAACAGTTCGGCGCCTATCTGCTCCTGTTGTTCGCTACCTGGCGGAACAACGGCAAGCCGCTGCCCGACGATGACCGGAAACTCGCCCGCGTCTGCCGTAGCACCGTGGCTCACTGGCGCCGCGCGCTCCGCCCGACCGTGATCGAATTCTTCCAAACCGACGACGGATTCTTGCATCAAAAACGCCTCGAATTAGAGTGGAATTGGGTGCAAGGAAAATGCGAGAGCAACCGAATTTTCGGATCGCTGGGAGGTAGGGCTAAGTCACTGAAATCACAAAAAATCACCCCTAGCGAACGCTCTAGCGAACGCTCTAGCGAAAGTGTAGCGAATCCATATCCCATATCCAGAAAGAGAGAGAGCCTTGCCTTAAGCAACGAGTCAGTTGCCGCGAGTGCGGAGCCCGGCACCACGACGAGGCCCTCTCCCAAGATTTTAGAAAAGAATCAGGAAGGCGAAGCGGAGCCGCCGCAGTCGCTTGGCGAAATCCCCGATGGTTGGCTCGGCGAGGCAGAGGCGGCGCGCGACGAGGCGCAGCTCGAACCCGTCAACCTGCTGCTGGAGTGGGGCAAGTTCGCAGCCCGCGCCGACGGCCCCGTCGAATTGCGCCGCTGGATCGAATGGAGCCTGCGAGCCTGGGTCAGCCGCGAGCCGAAGCCCAAAGCCAACGGCACGCCGCCGACCGAAGCCGTGGCCGAAACCCCGTGGGCTGCCCGTGTGCGGCAATGGCAGCTCGACGGCTGGTGGTTGCCCAGCTTCGGTCCCAGACCCGGCGAGCCAGGATGCTTCGTGCCGCCGCAATACCTCGCGGAGGCCGCGGAATGAGAACAATCCGTTCCATCATAACAAGTATCCGCCGCAAGAAATGCAAACGCTGCGGATACGAGGGCGACGAGGAGGCATTCTTTCGGCAAAACCGTACAAAAGTATTTGGGCAGGTATACTTGCCCAAACGAGCGGTTTGCATCGGATGCGAACTTACCGCTCGTAATGATCCATCGCCGAAAGCGCGCGCACTACGCAAGGCGCAAAACAGCATTTGCAACCATGCCGAAAAGTGGGGAATGACGCCGGCAGCATTCTCCGTACGGTTCGGTTGGGAACCGGATCGGATGGTCCATGACCTGTTACATGTGGCCGAAAATACTTGTGTGTATTGTTGGTCTCCTTATGGAGACATGGGCCACGGGCTAGATGACATCACAATCGACATAATCGACCCCGAAAAAGACCCCTATTACCATACGAATGCTCAGTGGTGCTGCCGCACCTGCAATGCCCAAAAATCAACATTGTCGCCTGAGCTTTGGTCTCGCCGGCTCATCGAGTGGCGACGCTGGCGAGCGTGGATGGCGAGGATCGAGGTTAACCCGACGCACGGGCTGCCGCTTTTCGATCCGCAATTGCTGTTCCGGGTGGACCCATGAGCCAACCCCGCCGCTACCCGCCGGAAGCCATCGCGCTGTTCGCCGCATACCGCGACCGACGCGAGCCCTACCGCCCGGCGCAATGCGACAGCGGCGAGCGCTGCTGGGTGCGCGACGGCCCGCCAAGCATGGGCGGCGGCAACAACCGCGACGGCTGCCGCGGCTGCCACGGCACGCCGCGGTACCGCTTCGCCCGCAGGAATCCCTCGCAATGACGGACAACAACATCAAGCTCAAACCAGCTACGCATGCCACCGTCGAGAGGTTGACCGAGGAGCTTAAGCTGTACCCAACCGAAGTAATCGAGCCGATGCTCCGAGCCATGTTGAAACGGGATGCACGCATATTGCGGCGCAACTACCCCGAGTTATTCCGGCGGCGCCAAAGGCGTCCGCGATGAACGCCAGCCTCGACGGCCCACTCCCCGAGCGACTGCAGCACGACCGCGTGACGCGCGATGCGGCAACGGTCGCCGATGTGGTGGGCGCGATCGGCATGCCTTGGCGGGTCGAGGGCCTGCTCGGCCGCCTCGAGCGGCACGGCCACATCGGTTCGCGGGAGCGGCACGCCGGCGAGGAGTTTGCCCGGCTGTTCCAGTTGGCCCACCTCGACCCGATCCGCGCCGCCGACATCGTGCGCGAAGGCCGAGGCAATAGCGCCGGGCCCCACGGCAGCGAGCGGGCACGCCGCCGGATCGTTGCGGCAATGGACGCAATGGGCGGGCACGGCAGCCCGTGCGCTACCGCAGCGTGGTTCGTGCTGGGCTGCGAATTGTCGATGCGCGAATGGGCGATGCGCGAGGGTTGGGGCGGCCGGCCGTTGAGGGAAGAGGTTGCAAAGGGCACGTTGGTCGGTGCGCTGGGTGTGCTGGCAAAGCACTTCGGCGTTTGAATAATCCTTGACAGTTTTCTCCGATAACGTTTATCCGCTGTGGATAGGGTGTGAGAGTCAGCACTCGATCAAACCAACCCCTCTACGACAGCCTCGCATGGAAGCGGCTTCGCCTAGCCACCAGGCGCAGAGATCGCTTCCGGTGCGTGGTGTGCGGCGCCGATGTATCCGCATCGGGTGCGGCACGCTCCGATCACATCGTCTCGGTAGACGAGCGACCCGACCTGGCCTTGGTGGCAAGCAACATACGAACGCTCTGCGTCGAGCACGATAACCAGGCACACCGCGAGAAGGGGCATGGCAAGGAGCGTGATGCGCGGTTTGTAGTCCGCGACGTTGATGCCTCGGGCATGCCGCTCGACCCCGCCCACCCGTGGCGAAACGGGCGATAAGACACCTCACCTCCAGGGGGGGGAGGGTCAAAGATCGGCCGAGAGGCCGCCAGTCAGCGGCCCTAGGGTCGCGATTCAATTTTGTCACCCAGCGACGAGCGAAGTGTAACACATGGGAATGCGCGGTCGTGGCGCACGGCTAGGATTGGGCGCGATCGTTGAACGAAAATTGCCGTGGGAGCGGAATGGGCTGCGGCGCGAACAGCGAGTCATCAAATTTTTGGAATGGCTGCCGATCACCAAGGGGCCGCTTGCCGGGCAAACCATGCGTCTCCTGCCGGAACAGCGCCTCTTCGTCCAAGAAATCTACGGCAACCTTGACCGGAACGGGCTTAGACGGCGCCGCATCGGAATTAAGTCCGAACCCAAGGGAAACGGCAAAACGGGGCTGATCGCCGGGCTCTGCATGTGCCATCTAGTGGGCCCGGAGGCGGAACCACGGGGCGAAATCTATTCGGCGGCGATCGACCGGCAGATGGCGGCGCTGATCTTCGCCGAGATGGAGGCAATGATTTTTGCGGTTCCCGAGTTTTCTCGGGTCTGCAATGTGGTTCGGTTCCACAAGCGCATCGAGGTAATCGGCGACGTTCTGGCCGCAGGGTCCACCTACGAGGCGTTGTCGGCCGATGCGCGGCGGGCACACGGTCTGGCGCCGAGTTTGTTCTGCTATGACGAGCTCGCCCAGGCAAAGGACCGGGTGCTGCTCGACAACCTCGTTAATGGATTGGGCAAGCGAAAGGAGGCGTTGGGTCTCGTTATCTCGACCCAGGCGCCGGACGACGAGCACCCGCTGTCGCAACTGATTGACGAGGGGTTGCGGCACGAGGACGGTCCGCTCTACGTCCAACTGTTGTCGGCGCCCGAAGATGCGGACCCGTTTGCCGAGCGCACCTGGCGGGCGTGCAATCCGGCGTTGGGCAAATTCCTGTCGCTGAGCGAGATGCGCGATGCCGCGAAGCGGGCGCAAGAGATCCCGGCCTTCGAGTCGAGCTTCCGCAACCTGCGGCTCAACCAAAGGATCGACTCGCGGGAAGAGGACCGCCTGGTGTCGCATGCGGTCTGGCGAACGGGAGAGGTGCCAATCGACCGCGAGCGGTTGCGAGGCCGCCAGTGCTATGCCGGCCTCGACCTGTCGGGCAAGCACGACCTGACGGCGCTGGTGCTGGCTTTTCCCGACGACGACCCCGAGCCGAGCTTCGACCTGCTGCCGTTTTTCTGGACTCCGGAAGGGCAGTTAGCGGCGCGCAAGCCGGTTGAGCGCGAGCGGTTCCGGGAATGGATCGGGCAGGGCTTTATGACCGCGGTGCCGGGCGCGACGGTGCGGTACGGCTACGTCGCGCAACAGTTGGTGGAGTTGAGCCGCGAGTTCGAGATCCGAGTGCTCGGCTACGACCGCTGGCGGATCGACGATTTCAAGGCGGACCTCGACGACGTAGATGCCAATTTCCCGGCGCCGCTGGAACCCTTCGGGCAGGGTTTCAAGGATATGGGCCCGGCGGTCGAGTGGTTTGCCGAATTGGCGCTGACCGGACGGCTGCGGCACGCCGGGCACCCGGTGCTGACGTCGAGCGTGGCCAGCGCAATCATCGTCACCGACCCGGCCGGCAACCACAAAGTCGACAAGGAGCGCGGCAACAAGCGCGGCATCGTGCGGGTCGACGGCGCGGTGGCGATGCTGATCGCGCTGGAACTGGCGAAGCGGTCGCGGCAGACCGCGCTCGACGTCATGGCAATGGTCGCCTGACGACTCCCTGACGGGAAACACCATGACCCTGGTACGCAAAACCGCCTCCGGCAAGGTGGACGGGGCGCTCTCCTATGTGCTCTCGGACGCCACGGCGGATCGCTACGGCGATGTCATTGAGCCGAGCGGGTGGTTGCTGGATTCGTTTCGCTCGAACCCGGTGGCGCTGTTCAATCACAATCCGAACCATGTCGTGGGCAACTGGCGCAACGTGCGCGTCGATGGCGAGCGGCTGATCGGCGATTTCGAGCCGGCGCCGCCGGGCACGACGCAGGTTGCGGACGACGTGCGCCGGCTGATTGACGCCAACCTGCTGCGCGCCACGAGCGTCGGGTTCCTGCCGCACGAGAGCGAGCCGCGAGACCTCAAGCAACCGGGGCTCGGCACCCGCTACACCCGGCAGGAACTGCTCGAAACATCGATTGTATCGGTGCCGGCCAATCCTTCGGCACTGCAACTGGCCCGATCTCTCGGGATCAGCGACGACACCATAACCCTTGCCTTCGGCCCGCCGGCCGCAACCGGGCGGGGAACGGTGACAACCGGCACGCCTGCCGCGATGCAGCCCCATTCGAGGGCAACCACAATGTCAGAGCAACTTACCATTAGTCAGCAGATCGAGGACCGTCAGCACCGCTTGAACGCGGCGCGGGACAAACTGTTCGAGCACACCCGCGACCCCGAGCACGACCCAGATATCGCAAACGGGCTCAACGCCGAGATTTCCGAGCAGGAAAGGCGGCTGTCGTCGTTGCGCGCCACCGAGAAATCCTTGGCATTGCGCGCGGCGCGGCAAGAGATCCTGCCGCCGGTAACGGCGCCGGCAATCAACCGCCGGCCGCTCGGGCTGCCGAGCAAGGAGCGCACACCCGGCGACCTGTTTGCGAACCGCTGCGTGGCTGAGTTCATCAGCGTTGCCCAACGGATGCCGCTCGAACAGGTGCTGGCCGAGCGTTACCCGGACGACGAGCAGACCGCGATTGTCACCCGCGCCGCAATTGCCGGTGCGACGACGACAACGGCCGGCTGGGCATTGGAACTGGTGCAAGTCGGGCAAGCCGAGTTCGTCAACAGCCTAATGCCGAACCAAGTGTTTCCCAAACTTGCGGCAATGGGCGTGTCTTTGTCGTTCGGCCCAAACCAGGGCGCCATCAAGATCCCGTCACGCGCCGCCACACCTAGCATCGGCGGCAGCTTCGTGGCGGAAGGGTCTCCAATCCCGGTGCGTCGCTTGGGCACCACGTCGATCACGTTATACCCGCACAAGGTGGGTGGCATCAGCGTGATGAGCCGGGAGATCGCCGCCTACAGCAACCCGGACATCGAGGCGTTGATCCGCAGCGCGATTGTCGACGACACGCAGATCAACATCGACGCACTGCTGCTCGACAACGTGGCGGTCTCCACCATCCGGCCGGCAGGTCTGACCAATGGCGTCAGCACGCTCACCGCGACGGCGGGCGGCGGCTACACTGCCTTCTTGGGCGATTTGAATAAGCTCACGGCACCGTTTTATGCGGCCAATGCCGGCCGTAACCTGGCGATGTTGATAAACCCGGCGCAGCGCAACCAGTTGATGTTCGCGCCGGGACCGGCCGGGGCGCCGTTCGGCTGGAGCACGCAGTTCACCGATATGTTCACCGTCATTGCATCCACCAGCGTGGCGGCCGGCGCGGTTTACATGATCGATACGGCCGATTTCGTCAGCGTGTCGGGCGCACCCGAATTCGAGGTGAGTGAAACGGCGACGATCCATATGGAGGACACGACGCCACTGCAGATCGCGACGGGTGCGCAGGGCTCCGGCGTGCTGGCGACACCGACGCAGAGCATGTTTCAAACCGCCCAAATCGCCATAAGAATGCTCGCAAATGTGAACTGGGCGATGCGCAGGAGCGGCATGGTTCAGTTTATTGGAAGCGGTGTTTCCTGGGCCTAAGCACCTTCGGCGGGGCTTCGGCCCCGCCTTCACCGCATCGAGGCGACTGATGGAAACCTACCGCTATCGCGAAGGTGAGCCCGAGCCCGAGGGTTCGCCGATGCCGACGCAATCGCGTGCCGACTTCATCAAGGCGCGGGCGCACGGCGCGACGGCAGACGACGTTGCACCGCTGGCGCCGCCGCAGAACAAGGACGTGCCCTATGTGGGCGGCACCGCGGAAGTCGGCGGCACGCTAAACTGCACGATGGGCAACTGGACCGGCGAGCCGAGTGCTTACGCCTATGCGTGGCAATCCGGCGGCACCGCGGTTGGCACCGACGCGGCGGATTACGTCGTCGCCGCAACCGATAGCGGCAAGAGCATTGTTTGCATTGTGACGGCAACCAACGCCAACGGCTCGACCGCGGCGCCGCCGTCGAATGCCGTAACGATCCCGTGATACCGAGGAGAACCAACATGGCGCAGACCAGCAATCCCGACCGGGCATCCCCGGCACCGACGCGCGATGCGAATGCGCCGGTTCCGGTGCCTACGGATGCCGAACTGAAGGAGCGCACCGACAAGGAGATTGCTGAGCGGGTGTCGTCGGCGCCACCGACGCCGACGCCGACGCAGGAGGAGGCGGACGCCATCAAGGAGGGCCGATACGACGCATCGGCTCCGGCCGGGCAGCGCGTCAAGAAGTCGATGGAGCCGCAGTCGGGCGGCGGATACACGACCCGATGAAAGCGCGCGCGCTAGTCGCGGCGGTGCTATTGCTGGTGCCGGCCGCGGCTGGTGCGCAGCAGGCGTTCCGCTGGGACGGTGCCGCCACGGTGACGCTGGCGGCAACCGCGACGACCGGACGGGTGCAGATCCAGACTGCGGCGGGCGGCACGCAGGCCGTGCGCGTCTATAACGCCGGCACGGGCGCTGTCTTTGTTGCCTGTGGCGACGTGACGGTTGTTGCCACGGTTGCGGCTGGGTTGCCCGTCGCGCCGGGCTCGGTGGAAGTGCTGGGCTGCAACGCGACGCACATTGCCGGCATCACCGGCACCGGCACGGCAACGCTCTACGTCACGGCCGGCACCGGGCTCTGATGCGCCTTGTGTTGCTACTTGCCGGGCTGCTGCTGGCGGCGCCGGCCGCCGAAGCGCGGATGCACGCGCCGTATCGTGGGCACCGGATCGTGCCGCAGGCATCGGCGCCGCTGGACACTTTCGCCACCCCGGCCGCCGCCTACAGCATGAGGAGGCTGAAATCATCCTACACCGGCCCCGGTATCCGGCTAAGAAGGGCCAGTGACAACACCGAGCAGGACATCAATTTTCTCGGCTTTACCGGCTTTACCGGGGCGCCGATCGATACGGTGGCGGCCAACGCGTTCTGTGCGGCGACAAGCTGCTTTCTGACGGCTTGGTACGATCAATCAGGTAACGCTCGGCATTGGACGCAGGCCGGTCCGGCGGCGCAGCCGGCATATGTGACGAATTGTCAGAACGGCTTGCCGTGTGCCCGCGTCAACGATGTCAGTCAGAACATGGCGTTCAGCAATGTGACGCCATCCGCAATACTAAGTCTAAGCGTCGTCGGCCAACACCAAATCAGGCCGGGCGGCTGCACTTATATGGCGGCGAGTTTCAGCAACATTCTGGGACAGCATGCCACTCTCGATATAACTGTTCTGCAGGCCACGGGAGCAATCAACGCGACCGCTGCCGGACTTCAGTGGCACAGCCACACGGGCGTGATGAATGGCGCCTCCAGCGTCGTCAACATCGACGGCACCGAGACCACCGGCACGGTGACGCCGGTAGCCGGCGCCGGGCCGCTCTACTTCAGCCCCGGTGCGGCTGGCGCGACCTGTAACGAGGCCGAAGCGATATACTGGGACAATTACGCCTTGACGGCTGGTGAGCGGACGGCGTTGCGGGCCAATCAGAAGAGCTTCTGGGGCACGCCGTGAGGGCCGCGCCCTGGCTTTTTTGCGTTGGCCTGATGCTGGCAACCCAGGCAATGGCTGACATGTTTCAGGATGCCAGCAACGCGGCCCAACCCGGTGCGCTGAATAACATTGGCAAGGCGGCGGGCAGCTTTTACGGCCCGGCTTACGGCACTTGCACCTGGGATGCGACCCATGACGTCGGGCCGTGCGTTAATGAGGCTCTGGCGGCGGCAGCTTCCGGCGGCGGAACCGTTACCTTGCCGCCGGGCATTTACGGCCTGAGCACGAAGATTGTCTGGCCGGCCAACGGCGGCCCGGTCGGGTTGCGTTGCGCCGCCGGGACGGGTGCTGGGGTGGGCTCCCGGCTGAAGTGGATCGGCGTGGCTGGCGGCCGAATGGCCGAGGTGCGGACTGTGACGGGGCAGATCAACGGCGCGGAGATCAAGAACTGCGCCTTTGACGGCAACAACGGGTTGGCGGCGGACGGGCTTTACATCGCCTCTTCATATCACGGTCATTTTGACGATCTGACGTTTACGGGCGGGTTCAGCGGCGGCAATGTGGTGACCTTGACCTCGGACGCGGCGCCGGGCAGCGGCAGCCAGCAGAACACCATCGACAGCCTTTACATCGACAATGGAACTAATTGGGGCGGCACTTTCCCGTACACATCGAACCAGTTGAAGCTGGCCGCTTTCATTGACGGCACAGGCGTCCACGGTAACGCCGCCTTCAACTTTGCCAGAAACATCTTTATCGGCGGCAGCGCAGGCACTGGCCTCCTCTGCCAGGGCTGCGACAACAACCATATCAGCGGGCGCATCTTCAACGCCGGCACATCCGTTGACATGACGGTGGCGGTATCGGGCACCCACATGTTCCCGGCTAACGGCAACGTGTTAAGCCCGATTGGGTACAGCGGCGCTTACATCGCCAGGGGGCAGACGACGTTCCCGACATGCGCCGCATACAGCACCTGTACCTACAACAACCACCTGGACATCGACCAGACCAACGGCACGCCGTTTCCGACGCAGGAGCCGGGGGCCGATTTGCACTGGGGCAGCAACAGCGGGTTTCGCAGCGGCTTGAGCTTGATTGGGCTGGGCACCCGCCAGCCGGCGCTGGTGGCGGCGGCGGGATACAGCTTGTGGGGCGCCTGCGTCAACAACAGCGCTGGCCTAACCAATGTGTTGTATCTGTGCGACAGTGACACTTCGCCATTTGTGACATTCGATAATGTCGGCGGGGCTAAGGTCGGCATCAGTAGTTCGACCGGAGATGCCGCCGGGAACCTGCGGTTCAGCCGGCTTGCCGGAACCGGGATGTTCGAGTTTGCCCAGCCGGTGCGGATCACGGCGATGCCTACAAGCTGTACCGGGCAGCCGTCCGGCACGCTGCGCAACAACGCGGGCGTGGTGAACATATGTCCGTGACCCGCGCCGCCCTCCTCGCCGCCCTGCTGCTGGCCGCCCCGGCGCAGGCGCAGCAGGTGCCGAACCCGATGGCGCGGGCGCACTAAGTGGCAAACTGGCTCACCCGCATGCTGGGCTGGCCGGCGGCAGCGCCGGAGGGGGCATTTCGACCCGGCCCCTACATGCTCAGCAACGGCTGGCTTCCCGCCGGCTCGCCGTGGAACTACTGGCAGAGCGGCGGCAACGTGCAGCCCTACGGCGCGCGCTCGGCGATGCTGGAAGCCTGCATTTCGGCCTATGCGCAGACCGTGCCGATGTGCAGCGGCGACCACTGGCGCCGGCTCGACAACGGCGGCAGGGAGCGCGTCACCAATTCGGCGCTGTCGCGCATCCTGCGGCGGCCGAACGATTATCAGTCGATCTCCGATTTCCTCTTAAACCTGACGCGGCGGCTGTACGAGCACGGCAACGCCTATGCCGTCGCGGTGCGGAACGACCGGGCCGAAATCTCTGAACTGCACCTGATGCGAACCGGCGCCGCGGGCATCGCCGAGGACGGCAGCATTTACTATTCGTTGTCTGGCAACGAGGTGATCGAGCGGCGGCTCGACCTGACGCAAGGCGTGCCGGCCCGCGAGGTATTGCATGTGCGGTTGCACACACCGCGCCATGAACTGAAAGGCGAAACCCCGATCCTGGCCGCGGCGCCTGCTCTCGCGGTTAACAACGCCGCCTTGCAACAGCAGATTGCGTTCTACCTGAACCAGTCTCGCCCGTCGTTTATTCTGCAAACCGATTTGCCGCTAAAGACCGAAGAAATTGAAGCCATCCGCAACAAGTGGATGGAGCGTTCGTCGGGCGCGAATGCCGGCAACACGATGTTCGCGACGCACGGGCTGAAGGCGCAGCCGATCCAGACGACCGCGGTGGATGCGCAACTGGTCGAGACGCTGAAGATGAGCGATGAGGCGATTGCGC